CAACGACCTTGGGCATTCACGGCTGGTGAAATGGTTGGTGGATCATTGGGTGGTGGTGTTGGGCCTTCGATTAGAACCTTTAAAGGTTTAGGCGAGATTGCAAGGACATTTGGTGGTCGAGGTAAGCCGAACAAAGAGGTTGTTGAACACGCGTTGACTGAGATTGGTATTGGTGGTGGCCTTGGTATGGGTCTTGAAGGTGCGCGTCAGTATTCTGAGGGAGAATTTAATCCCGGCGCATTGATAACCACAGGCATTGGTGGTGCGTTATTTACCAAGCCAGTTTTGCATGGCAAGAAGCTGATGGGTACACCTGTTGTGCCGCAGTCTGAAGCGCAGCTTGGCGAGCAAACACGCGATCTCAGCTTTGCTAAGGTAACACAGCCAAAGGTAAGTCCTGAAGCGCAGTTTTCTGATCCAACCATTCCCCCAACTGTTGAGCCGATAAGTGCTGAAGAAGCTGTTTATCAGAGTGATCCGAGATTATCGGATGTGCAACGGGCTGCACGAATTGATGATTACCAGAAAGTGTATATGAGCAAGAAGGCTGGCGATGATGCCGCCAAGAAGCCCACTAAAGATTCTGCCAAGGATAGTTCCCAGAAAAGAGCCAGCGATCTTGCAAAGAAAGAAGACGTAGCATCCAAGCCAGACGGTGCAGAGGAGGCACTTACCACGTTTGCGGAAAAGCAAGGTCTACAAGATAAAGTTAAGGCGAGTGTTAATCGAGCAGTTGCAAATGCCTCTGATAAGCAATTGAATCAGACTGAGCGCATGGCTCAACAGGGTGCTGCCCGTAAGTACGCTGATGAGATCGAGAAGACTCCAGAAGAACTCCGCATAAAACTTGAAGAGGAGATCACCAAGAATCTTGGCCCTAATCCTTGGTTGACCGTCAAAAATCTGATGGCCCAACGTAACGTTGGAATTAGATTAGCGGTAGATGACCTTGTTGATCAAGCTGGTCGCACAATTTACGGCTTCACGCCAAGAGGTAGCCGCGACATTGTGCTAACTCCAGCCATGCTCAAAGAGACTCCGTTCCATGAAGTCGCTCATATATGGGTGAGTGATATGCTTGGCTCAATCAGCCGTGATGCCAAGACCTACGGTGAGCCAACTGCTGACGCTAAAGCCATGAAAGGGTGGCTTAAAGAGTTGTACGAAGTAGATGCGGTGACTGATGAAAGAGCGAAGTCATCAACTGAAAGCAGAGACGAGGCGTTGGAGAAGTTTGCAAAGGAGACAGGAAGGAAACTGGCTGATAGGATGTTGAACTTGCCGAAGGGTAAGTTTGCTAAAATGCGTCGTTGGTTTTCTGATATTCAACGTGGCCGTCGCATGGCAGGGAAGACCAATAGCACGGAGGACATCTTGGATTTCATGGCGCAACGCATTGAGATTGATCGAAACCCGCTTGCAGACACCGACTTAATGGCAAGGGAAGGTCAGAGCCTTGCAAGTTTTGTGAACTCATCGAAGGTCTTTGACACGCAATTGGGTGATCCATCGGAGAGTCACAAGGCAACAACCACAATTGACGGTGTTAAGTATGAGTCAGTTGCGAATGCCTACGCTGTCCCAACAGAGATTGCCAAACTCTTTAACATTCCCGATATGCCGAAGGGCTTTGCCAAGAAGTATGCGGGTGAGTTGAACAAGCTGAAAGCATCCATTATGGGAGGAACTGAGTACACTCCCAGCCTAGACTATGTTCAATCGTTTAGCTTGGCCGAGTCTCCAAACTACAGGACAGCAGAAAGTACCTTCAAAGAGCGTACTGCTGCCCTTGCTAATGCCCAGCGGGGTAAACCTGAGTCTGCTATGTTAAGAGTTCATAAGGCTTCTGGCGGCGGCGTAGTTAGTTCTGTAACAGAACATGGCGGTGACTTAACTCACAGGATGGCCCAAGGTGGTGGTCGATATCACGCAGGTCATCCATATATGCAAGAAAAGCTAGACCTTCTAGATCGTAATTTAAATAATCCTTATGGTTTTGAAAAAGAAGCAAGAGAAAATGCAGTTAATAATGCAAAGGGCCAAGGCGTATCAGCAGAAGATCACCAGAAGAGCCTTGATGATGCACTTTCTGCTTACGCTAACGAGCATAAGAAACTACAAACACACAATGAAGCGCAGACAGATGCTAGAGATTTAGCCGTAGCAATAGGCGAACAACGTTGGGATGAAGCAAGAAGGCTTACAGCTAAACTTAAAAAAGAAGTAGATAAGGGAGTAGAGAGTTGGGAAAAATATGCNTTAAAAGATGATATTGGGGATCGCTCTGATTATACAAAAATGATGAAAGTTTTGCANAAGCGTAACACAGGTGCGCTCAAGCAAATCTTCAAGATGTTTGAGAATGATGTAATTGACATTACCTTGGAGACAAGCCAGCCCGATATGTACAGGGGATTGTATGATGAGACCGAGATCAAGATTAACATTCCCACAATAGATGATAACTTTGATATGGTCTTGGCTCAACAACTGGTCAAGCGGCACTTGAGAGATAATCAAGATGTCTTGAAAGACCTCACAGGTGTCTGGCAGCGGTTGACGTTTGGCGATGGTTGGTTCCAAGGCTACGAGCCTGAACTTGTCACAAGATTTCTGAGGTTCGCATCTCAGCATGATATGCCCGAAGAGTTCGCCAGAGTAGTTGCACGTTACAACGAAGACCTTGGCGTGGACGGGATTCAATTTGGTTATCGTGGTCAATCAAAGTCGATGCGCGATAACTACGCCAGCTATCACGACAAAATGTCGAACCAAGGCAACTCATTGCATTTCGCAATGAAAAACTTGCCCGATGATGTACGCAAAGCTTTTGCCCAGACAATGCTGAACAAGTCTAGTATGTGGGATGACGCTGATACATTCCTCGCAGACTTTGATGCCATGATAAACACGTTTGGCATAAGCGGTTCGCACGCTCGCAAAAAATTTAACAGATTGAGCCAATCGCCAAGGCACGTTATGGATGGCTTAACAAGTAAGGAAGCGTTCAAGTCACTTGATGGTTTCAACAGGCTTTGGCCGCGTGTTGATGCAGCTCCCCACGTTAGTCCTGTTGATCATCCTAATCCGTATGTCTTGAGGGATTTATGGTCAAAAGATGTTGTCCCGTTTGAGCAGTCCAAGTTCACAACGACATCAGCGTTGGATGCCATAACCAGTTTATCTGAGGAGGCTATTGGCATTAAAGGTTTGCGGAATGTTTTTGAGCGAGTTGTTACGCCGCCAATACCACCAAGGCGCGTTGACTATCATATGGGAGACAAAGTGACTGGGAGTGGTGAGTCTCCAGTCGTAGGTATGCTCAAGAATATGCTCAAGAATGAGAAGCTGGATGCTGACTCAATAGATCTTGAAGGCTATATTTCCCGTAAGAAAACCTTGGATGCAGAACGTGCCAAGAGATTTGCGACTCTACCAGACTTCAACATTAGAGAGCCGAAGACTTGGAAACCATTTCAAATGGCGTTACGCGGAATGCGCCCAGTTATTGACAGGATCAGGGAGATTGGCCTGACACCAGCAGCAAAGAAGTTGGCAAATGATGTTGCAGATGCTTTCAACGCAACGCTCAGGGATGAGACGCTGTTGAACGGTCAATATCTGGAGAAACTAATGCTAATCCACAGCGAAGTTAAGATGTCACCCGCTGAACTTGATGACCTCGGCGACTTCCAGTTACAGCGTTGGCACAAGAAACTTGGGTTGCGTGAGAAATATGATGAAGAGTTATTCAAGCGATACATAGCGAATCCACGGATGCGTTACTATGATCGTGCGATTCAGAATATCATGCGCGACACACGCCAGTATCAGAATGATATTGGAATGATGGTGGAATCATATCGGGACGGTAAACCAATGCTTTCTCCCGGCAAATACACGCAGGAATACACGCCAGAGATCATCACACAAGAAGTTCGCACCGTGATGATGAAGCGTGAGACTGCGAGTCCCGAATATCAGAAGCTATTGAAAGAAGCCGTTGACTACTGGACAGGACTTGCCAAACGCTTCGATGAGAAGCTAGGTTCTGATGATCTCGATACAACGTTGAGTATTGGTGAGGACGGCACAGAACTTACAGGCGGTGGTAAAGGTGATGCCGATAAGTTGCGGATAAAGTTTGAGCAGTTGTTTGATAAGCTCTCGTTGAGTTTCCAAGGTAAAGTGAAGAAACTTGGCGCACACAAGTTCAAGGCGTTGCGTGTTGCCACAGGTAAGTATGGTCTACCCCCACATTGGGTTGAGCGTAATGCACTTCAACGATTGACTCGTTACGTTGTTCGCTTCTCGAAAGACGCAGCTTACTTCAAGAACGTTGAAGCTAATCCTGAAGTTCGTAAAACTTTGGGCATACCAGATCAAGCCGGTAACTACAGCGATCTTGATATTGAAGGTCTTGAGAAAGGCGGGCCATTCAACATGAAGAATGTTGTGGATGGCAAGATAGTTGACAAAAGCAAGAAGGGTTATAACAAAGATACGCAAGCGTCGCATGCAGTGCTTGATGATTTCATGCAAGGATTTGTCGGTTACTACGAGGGTTGGGATATATGGACGCGCACATTCAATCGGATGGTCACATCCAGTTGGCTGGGATTTGGCGCGGGTATGCGCGATCTTGTGTCCTCTTATATGTTTGCGCTGCCTTATATGCGGGCGCAGGACTTGCCAATCTTGGCGACACATTTACTTGGTTGGAGTAATGCTTGGGTCAAAAGCTTTGAGTATGGTGTGAACAAGACTTCGCTGAACAACCTTGAGTGGCGACAGTCAGGTGCAAGCGAGGTTACAGATCAGATAAACAAGGTAGCTGATGTCCTGCTGAAAGTTGGTGGTCGTAACACGCTTGAGCAAGTTACACGAACCTTGCAGTTCGCCTTTGGTCGCCAACTTACCTTGCAAGCGTTGCGGTCACACAATAAGGCAACCATTGGTATTCCAGATTGGACAGCCGACAGACTTCTCAAGGCTGTTGATCAACAGATGGGTGGCGGCGCAAACTTTAAAGGAAAACGCAAGAGTCTGTATGATTACATTGGTAAACCGAAACATGATATTCCAGATGAAGTTTTGGATCAAGCGGCGGCTGCTTGGGTTGAGATAAATCAAGGCACTTACGATGTTCGTGGTCTGCCGAAGCACACGCAACGTGGTGTTCCAAGTATGTTCACATCACTTGCACGTTGGTCGATAGAGAAGTCGGATAGAATGGTGAAGGATGTCGTGTTGCCGCTCACGACACAAGGCGATCCGTTGCCGTTGGTTAAGGCAACGTTTGGTGCGGTACTTGGCGGTCAGGCAATTATCTATTTGAGTGAGGAGATTGCGAATAAAATGCAAAGCGATCCCAAGTTGATTGAGGCTATCCAGATGGAGAACCCCAAGGAAGCCGCGCAAGCTGTCCTGTCATCGGTGGCCTTTGCCGGTTACTTTGGAGTGCAATCATCAATCGTGCATGATCTTGTTCGGGCATCTCGTTATGGTGTGCTTGAAGGAATTCCCGGTGGTCTTACGTTTCCCGCAGCAAATGCTGCATTTACAATGGCCAAGGATTTCTTTCATGTAGTCAGTTCTGGTGAAGCTGCCGGTGATAATTGGTGGGATACTTGGATGACCTTTGTACACAACTCCTTTAATGGTCTTAACCAAACCATGCGTTATGCCAGCCAACATATTATGTTGAGCGAGGAGATGTCGGACTTCAATGCAAGAGCGCAACTCAGGAAGTTCACTAGGCTTGAAGAAGGGGAGGTTCAACTGGGAGTTCCATCTGGCTTGAGTAATCCATATACTTGGCCAGATCGACGAGCTTTTCAACGGGCAAACACTATGGCTGAAGCTCAACGACTCCTACCCGCTGCATTGGATGAGGCTGCAAGGAAGGCTATGCGGCAACACCCCAATAATCCTATTGAGCAGAACAAGGCTTTTCAGAATAACTGGAGACAACTGTACAACCTTGATTGGCACGTCACACCAGCGTTACCCGACAAGAGAGACCCTGAAAGTCACTTGAAGAGGATGCGTTACTTGGGCTTGGAAGGGCCAGCCGAAGTTCATAGGGGTAAGGGTGACTTGACGAAGACGTTAGGCAAGACGTTGACGGGCGGTATGCAGCGGGGAACAATTATTTCCAAGCAAGAAGCGAAGCGATTGATGGAAGCTGAGAAGGCTGCGTTCAGGTTGAAAGACCCCAAGAGAAGACTGGTGCTTCGCGCAGTTGGGAATAAAGGGCGAGCCTACTAGAGTGCATAGTGGCGATCAACGGGAGGATAACTAGAAACCTCCTGCGACATCTTAATAGTCGCCATGTACCACTATGCTAGGTAGGTACACAAAGCCTACCTAAAAACTCATAGTATTGTAGACATCATCAACAATAGCCTTGTACCAACCATTGTTGTTCTCTACTTGCTCTGTTGTGACCAAGAACTCTAGTACTTGGTCTAGCTCTTGTTTACTTATTTCAGAGACAAAGTTCAACCACAATTTCTTGTAGCGAACTCCGACACCTGATTCGATTATGAATCGTAAGATATGTTTTGTGACCTCCCCAATTGGGTTACGACCAATCGTGTTGAAGGCTTCGTGCATCTTGTGTTCTGTTATGGCCAATAATTTGGCTGCTCGTTTAATGTCATCAATGTCGATGATGAGATTTGTCTTGTCCGCGAAGTGTATGAGCATCGCCGTCTTGAGCAAGTGAACGTTCTTGCGTCCGTAGTAGTTGTCTAGTCGCGGGTCTTTGTTCACGCGTTTGGAAGACATTTCGCCAGACTCATACCATTGCTTGTGCCACGCCGAAGTTTCTGGTGACAAACGAACCTCGCCAGCAACCTCGCGTAGGTTGTATAGATGATCAACAATGTCAGAGCGACACTTGATCTGTTCATCCGAGAGACCGGGAAATTGCCTATAGAATCTAGGCGCATGACCGAACACAACGATGACACGCGACGTGAAACCTTGTGAGATTATCTTGTCGCTGAATGCTTCACGAATAAATGACGGCGTTGTGCCGCCGAGTAGTGTGACGCAGAGGTTTGTGATGTTATCGTCTCCTTGATGCTTACTCCTATAGTGATAAGAGCGAGCGTCGTAGAACTGATTCAACATATTAACCATGTCCTCAGAGTTCTTTCTAAAAAGAACTCCAAGCTCTTCAATCATAAAACAGATTGAATGGTGTGAGCGTTTGCGCTTCGCGTTACCGCCAAGTCGTTCGTCGGCAATCTCAAATGTTCTCATGCAATCATCGCGCATATAACGTAGCAAGGATTCTTGCGTTGTTGTATCTGCGCCATAAGGGAACATGGGAACCATTGCGTTCTTCTCCTTGTTTGGCTCCATTAGCTTCTCGCTCTTGATTATGTCCGTCACTTGCGAGATCACCCGCGATTTACCAGCAGCGGGAGGCCCAACCAACAACGTGAATATGTTGGGATAGATTGCCATTGAATCTGGATACAACCATCCCCGCCGTTGTAAGGCGGCACTTATCAAGCTGTAGAATCCCCAATCAATGAAGAGATCAGGGGATTCCATGTCCTTAAGATAATGTCTCCACTTGTCAGGATTCGTCATCAAGTAGCGTAGATATAAGGTTATTTACGATTGAGTACTCATCAAACTTCAACGTAAAAACGTTTCCATTTACTGTGATCACTAACAATTCCTCATAAGAATTGTCATCGCCTGTCACCTTATCCAACGCCACACTTACTTGGTTATCATTTTTACTATACGATACTATCGACTTCATACATTTCCTTCCAGTTATGTCCGACCAACGCTTCTGAACGCATTTGAAATGGTTCACCACGAGGCGAGACGAGTTTACGGTTCATATGTTTCATTGCCTCACTTGCAACAAGTGGGACAACCTTCTCAGGGCATTGGAGTAGGACGCTATCGTGATTGTTTTGCAATACATCAACGCCCATGTCCAACAGGTCTTGTCGGTTTTGTAGCTCAACAAAAGCTAGGTTAGTGATACAGCCAACGGTTGATTGTGGTACGAAAGCATAAGCTTCCTTGTACATTGATTCGTCGATAAGTCCCGTGAAGGTTCGTGGGTAGCCAAAGAGATTCTTTAGCATCTTGGTTTGTTTGAGTACGTTGATAGTTTCGTTATGCCATTGATTGATTTCGGGGAATAACTTGTGATAAGTTGCTAGGAATCGCTTGGCTTCTTTAGTGTCGAGAGCGACTGCACCACGCGATTTTTGTAGTATATTGATTCGGAATGTTGGGAACTTCATGCCGTAATTGCTGGCGTGACAAACCATCTTGGCCATGAAGTAGTAGCGTCGGTCTGCTGACCAATCATCACTAGCCTTGATTACTTCGTTTAGTTCGTCCCAACCCTTGATTGACTTGAGTTGTGTGATCGGGGCAGTACAGAACTCATCTATGCTTCTACCAAGCTCGGCGGCCCAGATTTCTGGGAATAGACGCATGGCAACGAAGACATGGGATTTGATGTTCTCAAGGAACAAAGTCCTGAAGTTTCCCGGCACACAAAGGTAGCCGACAACCATTGCTTCCGCTCCTGACTGATCGACTTGCACGAACACCTTGTCTTCGTCAGCTATGAAGAGGCGACGAAGTTTCTTGGGTATGTTTTGTACGTTGGTTCCCCATTTACCTAGAAGACGGCGACTAGCCAGTCTGTAGGTTGTTGTGCCAGCCAAGTTGTAGGAGGTTGTTACCCTGTCTTTCATTGGTTTGGTGTGGAGACCTTCGTAAGGAGGGAACTTTAGTTGTCCTGTCTCTTTCGCAACTGAGCGATAACGCAGGATGATTGAGACTGCTGGTAGGTTGTGCTTTAGGCGCAACTGAAGCAGCGTCTTCTCGTTAGTTAAGTCTCGGTCAGGTTTCTTTAGACCAAGCCCTTCATAGAGATAAGCTGATACTTGCTTGGGACTGTTGGGATTTAGTTCCCGCCCAAGTAACAGGCCAAGTATCCTGCGTAACTGGAATTGATAACGTTCGTTGTACATGGTTATCATGCGAAGCTCAGGTGTATCAATGCGAAGTCCTTGCAGCATTGCAGTCAAATAGGGTTTGACCATCGAGTTGACTTGTTCAATGGACTTCTCAGCCCGAAGTGTCTTGGACAAGCTATCGAGTGTTGGCTTGATTAGGGCCATCGTCAGCACATCCTTGATGTTGTATTCGTAGAGTTGCTGGAATTCGCTGCTTGTATGTGGATTAAAGCAGCCCTCGTTCTTGTGGTAGGGCTGGTCTGTGTAGAGTGAGATGCAATGACCAAGGGACTTCTCAACTTCAGGGAAAAGCCTGTGATGCGATAGCATTGTGTCAAAGACTTTAGTTGGGGCAGGGATACCATAGCGATAGGCAATTACAAACAGGTCAAACAGAGCGTTGTGGATAATAACGGTGTTGTCACGCAATGCAATAGCTAATGCCCGCAGGACTTTGTGGGTATTATCGTAGTAGTAGTGGTTGACTTGCAGCATTGGTACGCACCAGCCCTTGTCAGGGCCGAAGGAGAAGCCGAAACAGGTCATCTCAAGATGCGGATTTGTCTCAATGTCGAAGAACATCTCCTGCCCTTTGGTGTTTGTCAGCAAATCAATGATCTCCTGTTCCTTGGGATAAGTGATTAGCTCACCGCTCTCAGGTCTTGGCGGCACTTTAAGGTATTGAGCGGCTTTAGCGACATCACGCAAGAACCAGAATCTCCAGTTGCTACGCTTTGTCTTGCCGTGTCGGACTGTCTCGTACTCCATCTCTGTCTCGTTTGACAAAGGATTGAAGTAGGCTTTGCGGTCAATCGCATCTTGTGGTGCGAAGGTTGCAATGTATGTTCTGTCGTGTGCAATCCAAGGACATCCACGCTGCTCTCCAATAGAGGCGTTCTTGAATGTACTCAGGGCTTTCTGCCCCAACAAAAGAATGACCTTTGTGTCAGGCAAAAACCCCTCGCCGAGGGTATTAAGCAACCTGATGTCGCAAGCCTGACGAGGGATTCCCAATGCACCTTGAAACAGATGACCGGCGTAACCCGAAATAAGTTCGCAATTATCGAACCTACTTTGACTTTCTAGAATTACGGTTAGGCCGCTGTAGTTTAGCGTTGGTTTGTGCCGCATTGAGTGCCTGTTCTTTTAGTTGGTCGCGTAAGGTTTTGCCATCTTTCTCATCTTTCATGTAGTCTTGAAGCATCAAGATTACATCGTGTACTCCAGACATATAGCCGTCAGCCAAAGCTGCGGCAGTCTTGTCCATTGTTAAGATTCTCAACCGCTCGAGCGGTTGAGAATGCTCAGGTTGCTTGTCGCAAACCTCATCAATTATTGATTGTATCTCTTTCATTTAATTCATTTTCTAGTTCGTGAACACGTTTCCATGCAAGTCTCTCAGACCTGTCATAACTCCTGATTTGGTAGTCAAGTAATTCAATCTTGGCTTTCAAATCAACGACTTCATCAACTGCGCTTATGTAGTTTTCTTTCATAAAAAAGAAGGCTGGTCACAAGGAGAATGCAAAAAACCCTGCACAAAAAACTGGTAAACCAGTTTACCCAGCCTCGGTTGATTATTGAACTACGATGTCCATTTCGGGCGCAGCCGAAACAAGGGAGCCGATAGAGTAGCCGTTGAAGGTGACAGGATCACCAGTTGCAGGGTCAAGCATAGCTTCACCTTCTGCATTCTTCTTGGTTATCTTCTCGGTCTTGATCGTGGCATAAGCAGCCTTACCCTTGTAAAGGTCTGCATCAGTCTCAACCGTACCCCAAGGATCATTCTCGTCAGAGCAATTGATCTCAGCAGGGAGGTTCAAGGTACGATGCACACGCTTTACGCGAGCGGCAGACTTCTCCATGAACACCAAGTACTCACGGAATTGCAAACCAGCAATCCGTACAGTTCCCAAATCAGCATCCTCGATGGATTCAGGTGCAACGATTTCCCATGACAAGACAACCATCGGGTTGCCAGCTTGAGATGTTTTAGACTCCGCATCAGCAACGCGGATTGTGTATGTGTTTGACGGCAAGAACGGTCGAGCGTTCTCGGTCACTTCATTTAGGTTTATGGTAGGCATATGTTTTGTTTATCCTTGCTCCATGCAAGAAATTATTCACTCAAGGTTAGGTTATGATTGGCTAGATTACGGATGACTTCGTTGAGGCATCCCCTTCCAAAGTAGCGCATCTTCAACAAGTCATCTTCAGTCTTGTTGAGCAGATCGCTTATATGTTCTATTCCATGTGCATGGAAACAGTTGGAGACACGATTGCTCCACCATACGTCATTGATTGCTGAGTAGTAATCAACCGTAGTCGTGCGTTGAATTCTCGCTTGAATACGGTTAAACGTTTCTGCGTTACCTTGTAAGTAACGATCACCGCTGAGTGACCAAATTTTCGTTTTCTGGTCAATCAATTGAACAATCATGCCAGAGTCTAGGTTGATCAAGGCATCACCCCCATCACCGACTTGATTTTTTAATTGTATCCAATTAGGCATAGTATTCCTCCAAGCTTGTGATGACTGTGTTTAGGTCGTTGGGTATGTAGAGGTCTTTGAACATACCAAGCGGCGTCTTTGCGGAGGTTATCCCATCTGAATTTGTTTGGAAACAATATTCGATGTTGTCCTTCTCGCGCCTGACTTCGGTGAACAAAACGAGGAGCAATTCCTTCTCAATGCAGCCCTCGTGGACTTTACCCTGCACCTTGATTCGGCGCGTGTTGTATTCGCCGCCTGTTGGTTGCATGATCTTGACGATCTCATCGATGGCCGTGATAACGACTGTAGCCTTCTCGTTCTTGAGGCTCTCTAGCGTTTTGCGGATTGCCTTGTTGTAGTACGACCACACATCGTAGCCCTTGTACATTTTCTGAGCTGTCTCAATGAGGATTTCACAATACTTTGTGAAGGACTCGATGACAACAACTTCAGCGTTGTTTATTCCCGTGGCAATTGCCTTGTCAATGTCAGGCAACGTAGCCGCTGAGATGGTTTGGAAGTTCTTGGCTTCCCTAAACGGTAAACCTTTCCGCTCAAGATCAATGATGATTGTCTTGTCAACGGGAAGATTTCGCAACGATGTTGACTTACCAGACCCGCTGGAGCCAACTATTCCTATTAGTGCTTTATTCATTTTTCAGTTTTTCTTTCAGTACCACAAGGTAATGAAATTGGTCTATAGTTTCTTCGATAGCAGCGTCGATTAGTTGTGATGCAGTCATACGCCACATCCCTTTGTCGCCTTTGGGGTTGTGTTCAAACATTCCAACGTCGAACTTCTTGGGTGCTTCACGCACAAAGTGTGCGAGTGCGAGCCGTTTAATTTCTGGATCGGTCATGTCTGGAATTTCAGGGGATCGTATAGTTTAGTGTAGTAGTCGTTGTCAATAACTGCCTCGGAGTGTTCACCAGCGTTGCAAATGCTAGTGAACCGGCACATACCGAACTTTGTCTCACAACAATTGTAGTTGGGAAGGAACGGGATCTTGCCCGTCACCAAGCCTCGCTCAAGTTGATCGGTGAAGTCTATGACTGTGTTGGTCAAGTGTTCCTCGAATTTCTCCATTCTGTCAGGAGAGAAGTCGAGGATTGCACTACGCTGGAACTTGTTCTTGTTGGAACGCGACAAGAAGATGCCGTTAATAATGGCTTGGTAGTTGCGGTCAGGGAATAGTTTGCGTAGAACCATCGTGTAAGCCATCAGTTGTGTGGACATCCGGTACGCATCCAAGTAACGATCAACTGATGTGATCGCCGTTGACTTGTGATCACAAATAATGTTCTGACCGAAGTAGGTTCCAATGAAGTCGATTGTTCCACACAACAAAACGTCGATTGTGTCGTTTGAGTAGAACGGGAAGGCGAACTTCATCTCAAGCAGCGGCTCACCCATATGCCGCTCAACAACAAGGCCATCAACTTCTGCATAATTATCGAAGTATTGAGTGAGGCAGGTTGCAAGATGACCGGCAGTACGCCAATCGGAATCGGGTACAATTATTAGTGGGTTTGAGTAGTGTTCCAATGCCATGTTCATTGATTCAGTCCTGTCTCCAGTACTGTAAAAATGTTCCAAGGCTTTGTGATAGGCTGTGCCATATTCCATCTTGTGATTCATGTGGTTATTTCGTAGACCACGAACTGTGGTGTAGAAGAACCTGAGATCACAAGTGGATTCACGGTACGATGATGCGTCTATTCGCAAGATGTACTTGTCTCCAGTTTTTTCAAGTAGATTTTTCAAGGTTAATTTTGCGGCCTCGCCGCTTCTTTATTAGGATTAACTCGTCGGGTTCTGCTGGACGAGCGATTTCAAGGTAAGGTTTCATGTGATCAAGAAGCTCGGAGTCTGTCATATCCTCCAGCTTATCAACTGAAACGTCGAGTAGTTGTTCGATTGTCATGTCTTTATATCCATCGCCGCAATGAAGAGGCAACCGAAAAAGATGATGAACCAAGCAAGGCTAAAGAGGTCGTAGAGAATTCCGGCTATCATTTCATCACCCTCACTTTCGATTCAGTTACCTCAACTTCAGAGTCGGAACTTACAAGATTGTAAATCCACTCCTTGTCATCGTTGTTGATTGCCACGCTGCGCTCAAACAATTCAGAGTCCTTGGCAAACTTGTACCAAGTTTCCAAATCATTCTTCCAGCGGATAGTATCGTTGAACTCGTACTCAAGTTCGCGGAGTGTCATGCGGTTTTTAACTACGTCCTTGAAGTATGCAAGGATTCCATTGTCCAACTTGCGAAAGGCAACGCGAGAGCGCAGGATCACATACTTGTTGTCGTCGAAGTTATCAATGATGAACTTAAAGCCATCGTTGAACTTGACGTAGAGCGTGTTTGGCGTGAAACCAGTCTCTTGCGAGGAGATGTAGACATCTTTGCCTGTCTCCAGTAAGCGATCAAGGATCGGTTGAACCTGAGCCGCCGCATTCGGCGAGTAGCTTGATCGGTTTATGCCAGAGTTTTCGCTTTGCATTGTTCCATTAGTTCCTTTGCTTCATCAAGGTCTCCCTTGGCCACGGCAGCTTGAGACATCATGAATAGCTTTCGGGCAGACAAGCCACGAACTGTTGGATGCCAGCTCTTGCAATCTTCAATAGAGAAGACGCAACCATCAGGGTGCTTACGATAAAGCTCCTCCTTGTAACGTTCAAGCTGTGAAGTGGGGAGGTTCTTGGGAAGGCTGTTTTTAACCTTGGTTCTCAAGCGCGACTGAACCTGTTGATTCAATAGGGCAAGGACTGTCGCCTCTGTGTAGGATTCAACTGCCTCAGACAGTTTTTCAAAGACAGGAACAAAGAACTTGAGTCCTTTGAAGTCTCCATCAACGTATTTTTCTTGTTTATGTTGCATAATCTAGGTTAAAAAGTTAACCTGCTGATATATTAGCATGAAGTGTGCCAACTTTTTTCGGTCGGTTGATACTAATAGATGATATATTCGCCCAATAACTCGTATCGTGCCATTATACCTTGTACCTCTCTGTAGTTTCCGTCGAGTGGTGTTAGCTTTAGGATTTGTGTGGCCATCTCCTTTGCTTTGGTTGGCTCAATGTTATGAAGCTTGTGGATGTAGAGGGCAAGGTCGTTGGGTCGCTCTCTGATTGGCGTGGTTTTTATGATGAAGATTGTGAGACGATGGTAGAGGTCTAGGCGAAACTTGCCTGTCTTGATCATCTCCTTCAAGTCGCAGTTGGTTGAACAGACTATGCGGCAAGTTGCCTTGCTCAGTTTGGCTGCACCAACCTTGCGGAATTGTTTGTGTTGGACAAAGCGCAAGAGCTTTGGCTGTGATGTGAGTCTGAGTTCCCCAATTTCGTCGAGGAATAGAGTGCCTCCGGCTGCTTGTTGGACAAGTCCAGTTGTGTCACGGGTCGCTCCTGTGAATGCTCCCTGTTTGTGACCGTAGAGTAGTGCCTCAAATAGGTCTTCTTGTAAAGTAGTGACGTTGACAGGTACAAAGTTGGAGCCGCGTACAACTTCTTGACTGGATGATGGGCGGCGATTTCCGTGGAGTATTTCAGCGAAGTGTTCCTTCCCTGTGCCAGACTCCCCCATTATTAGGACGGGGGAGTCTTGGCTTGCGAGGACTTGAGCGAACCTTATTTGCTCAAGCATATGCGGGTCTTCAGTCAGCATCCTGCCAATCTTCTACGTCAACCCAATCTACTTTCAGCATCTTTTTCCAATCCCAATCACTTGGATGCCCGTCAAAAGACGAGTATTCAAAGGTGAGTTCGATTGTTATTGTGTTTGTTTTTTCGTCATCAACAGGGGGATGCTCATTCTCCCGTTGGCCCCATGCGTCTAACATTTGGTGAGGTGCTTGAGGATTTGACGGCTTGTGCGTTGGACTTGCTCAAACTTCTCCTCGGCAAGAGGTGTGAGGTATTGAGTGACTGCATTGTACAGGTTGTATGTGTTGCGACTACTGTCGAGGTCGTATGTGGGCTTTTCCCATATCTTCTTGATCTCCTCGGCGTGAATCTTGGCGATCACTTTGTCCTTGATCATTGAGTCAACCATCTCAACACCTTCACGCTGTGTTATGGGGGTGTTGGCCATTGCCTTGAAGAATTCTACTGAGGCAGTCCATTGCATTTTGCTGTGTTGGATTGTCTCGGAGAGAAAGCCGAGGTCAATCTCACCATTACTCCTGTGTGGTCGAGTGACATGACTGTCCTTGGCCATCACAACCATCCCGTTTGTACAGATAATTCGGAGAAGACCGGCTGATAAGTCCACCCCACAAGAGCCATCGTAAGAGTTCTTGAGGAGTAGACGAAAGCCAACGTCATCGCCTTTCTGTATCTGTTGACGCTGATCGCTGAAATCGTAGACGGCGTAGAGACGGCGGCCATCCTTGATTGAGTACAGCTTGCGCTTGTAATCTCCGAAGTCGAGACAGGATTGAACGGCATCAAGGGCATCTTGGTGATGTACAATCTTGTACTTGTCCGAAGTAATGGCGAGACATTCGCCTGTGTCTGCACGAAAATTGCCGGAGTATCCTTCAATGAGTTTGCCGGTTTTATCGTACACCTTTTGTTGTTTTACTCTATAGTTCATTTATTTTTATTAGTGCTTGTTCTATTAATGTTTCGTCTTCTGTGTCTAGTTCATCACCCAACTGTATAAAGAAAAGTCTTCGCCCGGTATCGCATTGTGTGCAAGTACCGATTGTTAAAAGTTTCAATTTACGGTGAATGATAAGTGGTCTGACAAACTCAGAGAGTAGTTTATCCTGCTGAGTTTCCCAAAAGTAGCTGTGCATTACCATAAGTACAGATAATGTGGTGATTGGTTACAACCGGCGCACGTGGCGATTGGTAATGATGCATGAGGGATTACTACTGGTGATCATAACGTTGCTGTTACCACCATGAATTGTAGAAGATTTGCCAGCCATCCCGTATGAGTTGCTTTGCCGACTGGCAGAATTGCTTGTCCCGCTCATAGACGAACTCAAAATAGTGGTTCATGTCTGAGTAGGAATCTTGGCCAAAGAAGAATCCCTCAGTCTCAGGCAGATTGCCACACTTTACTGAGTGTTCAAGGGTGATGATGTCTTCTAGTGTCAGGTCGATTGGCACAAAGTTGAATTCTTCTGTGCCGCCCTGCTGTTTGTAGACTGACTCTGCCCAGCCTTGTAGCCTGTTGTGCTTACGCCAACAGGCTATCTCTCGGACAACCTGAGTAGGATGTCCGAGAATGTTTACTGTCTTGTGGGCTATGGCCCATTGATCTAGTCCCATATTAAGCCTTCGATTGATGTGTCTTGTGGTGGTAAAACTGTTATTGGGGGAACCCAACAATGTACTTTGTACTCTGTCTGGTACTTGTGAAATTGTGGCCCATCACGGTCAAGCGCACACAACTCTCTGCGTTGTCGATCTGAGAATTCATCCTGTGCTATGAAGTAGATAGAGTAGTCTGTCATTTTTGAAACCTTTTCATGAATTTTTTTAGTGATAGGCCGGATGCCTTGTATTCTCGGAGCGTCTTGA